AACGCCAGCAACAACCTTCGCAGCCGAATTGGCCATTGTTTTCCTCCAAAGAGTGGGCAAAAGAAAAGCCCCCACAAGGAGGGCGAAAAAAGTTAGATAGAAGCTGGCCTTACATGCCAACGAACAGTGAACTGGTAACGGGGTTTCGCCGTGTCAGGGTCGGGGAAGAACTGAACCCCACCAACCGAATCAACCCGGCGCACAAACACGGCACCCGCAGTCATACCAGCAGCAGAGAACAGAAGGGCCTGCGCGGTGCGGGCAATGTTAGACGCAGCAGGTTCGTCCACGGCCCAACACTCAACCGTCAACTGTGCAACATCCGTTGCAACATCAATCCGCGAACCACCAGTCAACGACACCCGAACCATCTTCGCGGGCATCGCCTTAGGAACCCTCGTCGCGACCTTATCCGCCAACGAACCCAACCCATTCCGCAACCACACAACAGCGGCAGCCTCAACATCAGGCGTAACAAGAACCTCGCCCATCAGCCACCCAACCTGTCAAAAACCCGGACCAGCGTGTTGTTCTTCGCGTTATCCCGGATCGCCTTGAAATCATCCGTAAACACAGTCCCAATCGCACGACCCAAAGTCCCACGACCAACACCCTGCACAACCGACCCAACATAACCAGGACCAGCCGCAGACGCAGCCGCATCAACCTTGCCCTCAAGCAACGACACCGCAGCCGGCGAACGACGAATAGCCTCAAAGCCCGCCGGGTTCCACTTGAACTTAGGCTTACCCATCGACCCTCCGCAGACTAACGACAGCCCCAGCCTCACGATTCGAAAACATGTTCCGCCAACGACGAACCACACCCTCAACCTCATAAGTAACCCCGCGAATAACAGCCTGATCCTGCGGCTGAAACGGCATCGAATAAGGCCCATACAAGGTCGGCTCAACAACAACCCGATCCTGCCCAGCAAGCCGAGGCTCACTAGACGAACCCGGATCAAAGCCATACCGACCCGTCAACTCGACAGCAGGACCATAAGACGCCGACTCGTTCCCGTGAACATCCTCACCAGAACCCACATACGGGACACGGATCACAGGCTCGCTCACTCGAGCTCCCAATCATTCAAAGGAGACACGTAAGAGGCGGAGAAAGGAGACGAAGACGGGATCATGTCAATGGTGAACGCGCCCGTACTCACGCCAGACACGGACAGGAGAGTGATCTGCTCAGCCGTGACACGCAGCGTGCCAGGCTGATCCCCGCCGTAAGTAACCGAACCAGTGAACGGCCCGGTTCCCTCTTGACGCTGCCTGATGCGTTCCGGGTTACGAAACACCTCTTGCACCATCTCGGTCACAACGTCTTTCACGTTGCCAAGTAGATCGGGCTCAGTTTCGGGATCCGCGTCTATCCGTGCCGACAGGTCCGGGATCTTCGACCGCAGCAGACGCTCAGCCTTACCAATCCAGGTGTCAACCTTCGCGGTATCCGTGGGAGCGTCCTCACCAATCCACGCCTCAATAACCTCTGCGGCTGTAGTCCAAGCCATCAGGGCCTCCTAGTTGCGCGGTTTGCGGGTCCGTCTCACGGCGGGTTTAGGCTTATCCGAAGGCGCCTCGTCCTGCTGTGCCAGCGCGTCAGCGTCAGCCCAGCCCGCGGCACGGTAACGATCAGCTAGGGAATCCCCAGTCGTCACTACCGTGCCAGCGGTCGGGTGGATCAGACGCGGCAAATTAGACGGCGTCGATGTACTTGACGAAGGCCTGGTTGTCGTTGACCAGCAGGCCGAACTCTGCCTCAGCACGGATCGCAACCAGGTTGTTCTCCCACAGGGAAGTCAGAGCGCCATTGATGGTCACCGTGGCCTGCGTGGAAACGTCGTAGGAGATACCGCCAACGGCACCCCAAACAACCTGCGACCAGTCACCGCCGAAACCCTTGACGTCGGTAGCGGCATCGCCGACACCGTCACCCAGGAAAGCGGAACGGCCCAGCAGGCGACCCGCGGTCAGAACGGAATCCTCGAACGGAGAATCCACGAACAGAGGGCGACCGTTCAGGTCAACAGCGCTCAGGAAGGTCGGCTCAGCGGTCGAATCGAAAGCGAAACCGTTCAGCTTCTTACCATCGTCAACCAGCAGCTTCAGGCCGGCGACAATGTCACCGTAAGTGCCACCATTCGCAGCGGTCGTGGTGCCGAGCTCGACAGACTTGGTCGTAGCAGCAATGTAGTTGCTCGCACCGAACGGGGTGTTCGTGCCATACAGGGCAGCAGCGTCGAACGCCAGACCCATCGCCTCAGCAATGTCCTGCTTGAACAGTTCGATGTAGTTGGCCGGGTTAGCGCGAACCACTTCAGCGGAAACAACCGCGATAGCGGCAATCTTCTTCGGGGTGATGGTCTTCAGACCAACAGCACCCTTAGAAGCAGGCTTCTGCCCACCTTCAGAAACCCAGCCGGCGGTAGCCTTCGAGGTAACGACCGGGATTTCCTGGCCGTTGATGCCAAGCGGCACCTTCCGGGCAAGAGACTGCACCACAGAGTTGCGGCGAGCCTGGCTAAAGTACGCCTCAGCCTGCTCAGGCTTGAGGAAGCCAGCGAAATCGCTGGTCTTTGTAGCGGCAGTTACAGCCACGTTATTCTCCTAAAAGTAGATTCCGGCATCAACTGATGCCGAGAGCGTTCCTCAGTGCGGACTCAATGCCGTCACCGTTCAATGCAAGATTCGGGCTCCCACCCTCATCAGGGATGACAAACGAAGCCGACTGCTGCGGCTGCGCGGTTGTCTGAATGAGTGACTTGACCTTCGCCGCGGACGCCTCAAGCGCCTCAGCGGTAGACCCATGCACAAGATCGTGGTAATCGGCGGGAATCCCGTGCTTAGCGATCACCGCAAGCCGTTCCTTGTCCCGTTCCGCGGTCGCAGCACGTTCCTGAAGGGCGGTAAGCTGCTCCTGAAGCTTCTGAGCCTCGGTCTTGTTCGCTTCCTCAATCTCCGCAAGCTTCGTGGCGGCGCCGTTGTTCTCCTTAGCGCGGGCCTCCCACTTGCGGGCCTCAGCCTTCCAATCCGTCGTCTCCTGTGCAGGGGCGGCGGGCTCGTTAGCCGGTGTTGCGACCTCAGTCGCTAGTGCGTCACTCATTACTATTTCCTCTCCCATGCGGGAACGCCCATCCGAATCTGTGCAGACTCTCAGGGAATGGATACTGTGTGTGGTTCGCCCGTGCGGGCATCAACAACCCGACCCCAAAGAGTGAGGCGGGAAACTTATTTGGCGTCTACAGTGGCCCGGTAAAGGTCGTAGAGCGCATCAGGGTCGTAGCCGTACTCGACGCGGGCCCTCGTTTCGTCCCAGACCGGCATCGCATTGCACCGACACTTACCGTGGAACTTCCTCGAGTCACCAACAGTCGATTTCGAGTACACGAACCCGCGGGAAGCCAGCATCAGGCAGAACTTGCAAGCACCAGGCTCAGGTACACGCGCAAACGCGGCGTTGTCCTTATGCGCGGCCTGGATCACAGTGTCCCGGCCAGGCTGCAACGCGTACTCGTTCGCCATCATGCCGAGGAACGTCGTCAGCGCTGCCGTGTCACCGAGCCACAGAGGGCCCGTAGCACGTGTAGCAAACCCAAGACGGCCATTGACCTGTTCGACAGGAACCGTGGGCGCTAGCGGGGCCCTGAAGCGACCGCCGACACCCTCCGCATCCCGCAACTCGTCGTACCAATCAGCCGCGACCGTAGCCGCAACATCCCCATACTCCGAAACAAGCGCAGGAACGAACTCAAACAACGCCTGCTGAACCGCCTCAGGACGCCCAAAGTTCAGGGCCCCGAGGAAGTCCAACAAATCACGCTCTACAAGCGTTGCGATACCGTCATTAGCCTGCTCGAACGTCCTCAGCAGTTGCAGCGACATCAACAACCTCCTGAGCCGGCGCCTTCACAGCAGCAGCCAAAGCATCCATCCTGTTACCAGCCGTAGACCGGCGACGGTCAGCCTGGAAACGAATAATCTGCTCACGAGTCAGCCCCGCATACTCCATACCAACCTCAGACGCGCCGAAGCCCTCAATGGAAGACGCAAGCTTCGTAAACGCATCAGCCCTAGCAGTCGGCGACACAATCGCCGGATCCGTGAACTGCGCAGTCAAAGACCGCATCTCCTCAGGCACCGCAGGCAGATTGTCACGCAGACGAACCGCCAAGTGCATAGCCTGAGTAGCTCCATAACCCCACATCGCATTAGCGTCACGGGTAGTCGTGATCAGCGTTTCCTTAGCCGCAAAAATAGCGTCAGCAGAAGACGGATTAGACGAGTCAGCGAACTTCACGTCAAGATCCTGGTCATCAGCAAACAGGTTCGCCCACATGCGGAGCTGATCAGTGTGCGGCTGCGGTGATGCGCCCGTAAACCTGTGCAGGTCGGGCTTCTCCTCGCCGTCCTCAACATCCATAGCCTTGATCCGGCCCATGAGCGCAGTCCACTTGTCGTCACCAACAAACGCGGAAACATCAGCGCCAAACAAGTAATACTCAGGCGCCGAATAGAACTCAGACGACACCTCAGCGCGGACGATGGTCCGTAGCGCCGAGTCCGCATAGCCCATAGCTGCCCGAGTGATCCTCGAATGACCCAGCGGGCGCCCAAGCTCATACTTATGCACCAGCGGCGACACCGAAACGACCCCGAGAGGGTTACGACGGACATCAACACGCCACTTACCAGACCCCCGAACCAGCGTCACAACCTTCTCAGGCGTGTGCATGATCATCTGCGTAACCTGGTTCATGTCGTCCGTATCAACAACAGACAAGAACCCACGCAGGGCCCGCCGGCGACGATCCCAAAGAGCAGCAGAAGAATCGGCAGCTCGAGGCAACACCAACACCCCAGGCTCACCCGACTGCACATCACCCTGCGACACCGTCAAGAAAGAGCAACCATGAACGGCAGACGAAACCGCCGCCGCGGGAAACTCAACCAAGAACCGGTTATCCCAAAGGATCCCAGACAAATCGAACGGATCATCAGACCCATCCGTCGAAACAAACCCCTCAAACTTCGAACGATCCGTCACCGCGTGAACGCCCTTAGCGACCCAGCCAAGAGCAGCTTCAATACCGCGCATCGTAGGCGGCAACGAGATCCCGAAGTCCTTCAGCGCAGCTTTGCCGTCGTAGTAAACAGACCGTACAAGATTCCGGTGACGCTTAGCCTCCCAAACCCGCACCAACTCACCCAGAAGGGCAGCATCCGAATGATCAAGTACCAGTTCAGCACCAGAACCAATCACAGGATCACCACCTTTCTCTTTTCAGCGCCAACAGCGCGGGGTTTCTTAGCAAACTTCACAGCACCAAAGTGCGCAGCCGTCACGGCCATGAGCGGAGACAGGTCAACATCCAAAGACTTCCTATTCCACTTCCACGCCCCACCGTCGCCAAACTTCTGCTTAGTGGCGCCCGCTAGAGACTGGTTTAGTTCCTGCTGATCACCGTGAGTAATGGACTCGTCCTGCGTCACCGCGTCATATAGACCGCCGCACGCCTGCGAAAGCTCAGACGCGCCCATGACCCGCACAAGGCACCCACGCTGCTTCAGCTCAGGCTCCAAAGACCGGGCGGGAGAATACGCATCAATCACAACCGGGATGCGGCGCTTAGCTCGCGCTACGATCCAGTCCACCAACGCCTTAGAACCCGCCTCAGAGAAGTCATCGTCAGCAGCAAGCTCCAAGTGGATACGCTCAGGAGCGAAAGCTGCCATCGCGATAGAAACTTTCGTGCGCTCGTGGTTCATATCAAGGCCAATGGCTCCAATGGGCCAATCCTTGGACACGTCATGAGTTGCAAGTGATTCCCACGCCTTAGCTGGTATCGCCGCACGGTGCGTATCCATCTCATCCCAGATGCCCAGCGCCTCACGCCTGAAGCCATCCTCAGACAGCCGCCGGCGCATTCGCAGCATCGCCGACTCATTGGTACGGCCCGGATAAGACGGGTTAGCTTTTCGCCACTGCGAACGGTCATCAAGATCAGCCTTACGGTCAGCACTGAACTCGATATAAAGCGAATCGGGGGCCTCGCCGGACAACGCAGCCCTACGCGCATCCTCAAACACTTCAGACGGGTCAATAGGGCGAGGAGGAGTGCCAATCATGATCGTCAGAGCGTTGCCCGAAGCATTCTGCGCAGGAACCATGTCATCAATAGCGCGCTCGGTCAGGATCTGGCCCTCATCGAACACAACCACATCCAACTTCGTGAACCCGCGACCAAACCCACGCTCGCGAGCGCCAAAAACAACGCGAGAACCGTTATTGAACTCGATAGTCTGCTCAGAGCCGTTATCCGCCATACGCGCAACATGCCCGGCCATCTTCGGACTAGATGCCATCGACTTCATGCCATCGAAAGTCTCATCAGCCGTAGACGCCCGGTGCGCAGTCCACACAACCGTAAGATCCGGGAAAATGATGCACAGGGCGAACACGATCCAACCGATCATGAACGTCTTGCCCACCTGGCGAGGGATTGAGATCGTCACGCCGCCAACCGTCGTCGCATACTGACCATCAGCGGTCTTCGACAGGATCAGACGCGCCGAACCCTGCTGCCAGTCATCGAACTGGATCCCAAGCTCCCGCAAGGTATCCCGCACCGACGGCCAGCCAGAAGACACAATCCCATCAGGAACAATTACATGACTAGCTACATCAGATAGACGACGGATCGAACTTTTCGTCTGGGGAGTCTGCCGCGTTGCCAATAGCATCCCCTTCAGACTCGTTCTTCAGCGCCTCAATCTCCCTGCTGATCTCCATCTGCCGCCTCGTAAGGGCGGCAAGATCACGAGCCAAAGTCTCAGGCGAATCAATGTGCCGCGAAATAACCCGCCGCATCGCCCTAAGTTCCGCCAACCTATCGCCGCTCTCCGCGGCATCAGAGACGCTCAAAACAACCACCCGCCCCACAGGCTCATTGGCCCCAGGAACGGCCTTCAAATGCTTACGAGCAGCCATTCAAGGGCCTCCTATTCTGTGCGGGCCGTGTGGAAAAAATGCCATGAGTGAAAATAGCCCTATGCCGGAGGCGGGCTAAGCGGGGGAGGGGGAGGGGGTTATGCCCTACCATTCCCGATTTGTTTTTAGTGGGGGGCGGGTATGTTGTTCTGGGGTCCACCCTCGGTCCCCGTTGCCTCGTTTTTGATTGCATAAGCGGTGTGCAAGACGGCAATTCTTCCGGTCATATGGGTCGCCGCCCTTTGACACTGGGATAACCTCGTCCACCTCTGGTGATTCAGGCAATCCATGCGGGAGCTTCACGTCTACTGGCTTCTCACATAGCCAACAGTGCGTCTCTTCCCTTAGTACTCTTGCCCTTACCCTGTTGCGCTTGGTGCTGTTGGTACGTCGAGGGTTGTATGTCACTGTCCCCCCTGTTAATCCGTGGCTGTACTGGGTACCATTGGGGTATCGCCGTGCCGCTGGGGTGCGGGCTGACGGTGGGGGAGTATCGATGGACCAGGCAGTAGCGCAGCATGTTCGGCAGGGGTGGACGGTTGAGTCTAGGACTGAGACTCAGGCGATACTCACCAGGAAGGCCCGCATCGGATGGTTCTGGAACATAGTCCTCAGTGTCCTGACCGGTGGCATATGGCTACTCGTCGTGCTCTACAAGGTCATCAACCGCAAGGTAGAGCGCAAGATACTCACCGTTGACGCAGCAGGGAACCTAATCAAGGCTTAGGCGGCACGTACACGCGGAGAAGGCCTACGGTTAGCCTTGCACGTACGGCAGTCCGTGCGTCCATCCTTGTAGTAGT